GATGTACGAACGTTCGAAATAGTCGGTGATCGACGTCGAATCGGACGCCGTCTGCGCAGCGCCGCCGGTGCGGGTGATCTTCGCGGAGTTGATGAGCAACTGCTCGTCCATTTCGAAATCGACAGCCTGGTAGGTGATGTCGGTACCGTCGTCGTCGAACACGGTCGGCGTGCCACGCCCCGTTTTCACAGCGTTGGACCGGGACAGGAACCGGACGTCGCCGTCGCCGTCGATCCAGAACCCACCCATTTCGGCCTGCGCGACGAGCTGCAACGCGTTGAGGGCGTCCCTCGAGGAGCCGTCGTCGTCGGCCAGCGTCGCGTCGCCGGCGTCGACGTTGCGTACCGTCGTCGGCCACGAAATCGCGTCGAGGATGTCGTCGATGCGGCCACCGGAGCTCTGACCGGCCGAGGTGCCGGCCACGGTCGTAATGGTCGACAGGTTGAACGCTCGGAACGCGTCGACGGCGGTGATGGTCAGCATCGAGGCGTCGACGCCCGGTTGGTACTGGTAGTCGAAATCCTGCGTGAAACCGGAGAACAGGAGGCGCTCGGTGCCGTCGTACGTCGCCGACAGGCGCACCTGGAGCATCGGGGCCGGGTTGCCGTGCGTGCCGTCCTGCGGGTCGAACTCGCCGGTCGTGTCGAGCACCTGGATGGTTGCGATGCCGGCCTCGAACTTGTCGAGCGCCCTGGTGCGGCCCCGGCGAATCGTGGCCGACCGCACCCTCGAGGTGATGTCGATCGGGTCGTTGGCGACGGTGCCGAGCACGCCCTTGCCGAGCGTGGACACGGTCGAACCGACGACCATGGTCGGGCCGAACCCGGGGCCCGTGGCGTACCGGAGGGTCGCCGTGAGGGTCGCCGCTGGTGCCATCAGATGACGAGCTGGCGGCCCGATTGCTGCGACTTGATGAGGCCGGTACGGATCGTCTCGACGAGCTCCGTTTCCGTGGTGACGCTGCCCTCCACGTTCACGATGATGTTTCCCTGACTTACGGCCAATGCGCCCAGGTCGACGGTCGGGTGGAACAGCTCGCCCTCACGGCCGGCCAGTGCCGCCGAGGTGCCAGCCGACACGAGCCTCGATGTCCCACCGGGCCCCGTTTCGAACGATGCGCCACGCATCAGGCCGCCCTCTGCTCGAGGGAACGCCGAAGCCAGTGTCGGTTTCGGGAGGCGCTGCTTCACACCGGATGTCGTCTGGAACAGCTTGCCGAACAGGCCGCCGCCGGGCAGCAGGTCGAGGATCTTCGATCCGAGCCCTTTCAAAGCGTCGAGGATGCCGTCGAGAATCCACCCGCCGAGCTGCTTGCCGGCCTCGATGATGTCGCTTCCGACCGCGGCCAGCAGGTCGATGATCTTGTCGGGCATCGCCTGGACGATCCCGACGACCTTGTCGACCAGGTACGTCTGGAACTTCCACACCATGCCGCCGAGCTCGGTCACGAGGCCGCGTGCCGCCTTGCCGATCCGGTACGGGAGCCGGATGAAAACATCGACGACGAGGTCGACGGCGGCCACGGCCAGGTTCTTGAAGTGGGTCCAGACGTCCTCCATGTCGCCACGGAACAGCGCCTCGATGAGCCCAGCCACCTCGGAGACGACGTCCCACAGTTTCCGAAACACGGAGACGACGCCGAGGGTCGCCGCGACGATGATCGGCTCGACGAACCGTTGAAAAAAGCGGGCCAGCACCCGCGCCGATTCCTCGATCGTGTCGAAGATTCGGGCGGTGGTTCGCTGAAACGCCTGGAACCGTTCCGAGTTCGTGACGTCGCGGAACCATTCGGAGACGCGTTCGTAGGCCGGCCCGATCGAATCGAACGCGTCGACGATCCCGTCGAACGCCCTCCCGATCGCCGGCGCGGCCGCCACGGCGACCCGGTTTTTCAGCAGCGTGAACTTTTCGCTGAGGGTCTGCGTTTCGGCGGCCGCCGCGTTGATCTTGTCGCCGCCGCCGGCCATCGTCTCGAAGAAATCGTCGAGCTGGAAACGGCCCTCCCGTACAGCTGCCGCCATGTCGGGGCCGGCCCTGGCACCGAACAGGTCCAGGGCAATCGCGTTGGCTTCCGACGCGGAGCCGGCCAACTTGATCTGCTCGGTGACCCGCTCGAACGTCTCGATCGCCGGTTCACCCTCGCGGGCCATCTTCCCGAGCGCCTGACGCATCGAACCCATGACGAGCTCCGCGTTCACGCCTTCCTTCTCGAACTTTCCGAGCAGCGCAGCGGCCTCGTCGAACGAGAATCCGAGCTGACGCATCGGAGCGCCGTACTGGACGAGCTGGTCGGACAGCGTCCCGAAAGCAATGCCTGTCGATTGTGAGACGGTGAACAGGAAATCCGCTGCGTCGCCGGCCGTGCCGGCCATGTCGCCCCAGTCGCCCATGACACGCGTGACGCCCGAAATGTTGCCCTGGAGGTCCGACCCGGTGATCCTCGACAGGTTTAGCATCTGCTCGGAGAACGCCTCGAGGTCGCTGCCGGTCAGGCCGAGCCTCGTATTGACGTCCGCAACGGCCGTCGAAATCTCCTCGAATCCGGCCGGCACCCGGGTAGCAAGGTTCTGCGTGATGTCGATGAGGCCCTGGAGGGCGTCGCCGGTCGCTCCGGTGCCGACCCGCAGGGTCCGTTCGACCTTTTCGAACTCCTGGCCGAACTTGACGACCGCTCCGACGCCGGCGACGCCGAGGCCGGCGAACCCGGCCGACACGGCCTTCATGGACTTGCCGACCTTTCCTGAGAACTTCCCGACGCGCTTCTCGGCCCCGGCTAGGGCCTTATTCAGCTTCTTGGCGTCACCGAGAATGGCGACGTTGATTACTGAGGTTTTCGCCATTTAGAGGCCGTACTTCTTGCGGAGATTGGTGATGTTGTCTGAATACGCCTGCACTACTTCGTCGCGGCGTTCGTCCATTGCATCGTAAAGGAACGGGTTCGGCTGGATATTTCGGGCGGGCCACCCGAAATGCACCGGGCCGGCGTAGGGGATTCTCTTGAATCCGGCCCGTATCGAGCCACGGGTTTTCGTCGCGGAAGCCCGAACCGTGTCCCTGAGGCGGCCGGTCCTGACGGGGACGCGTCGAAGGGCGACCTCGAGTACCTGTTCGGCACCTTCGAGGTTCACGGTCTTTAGGTCGTTGGCTACGTCGTAGCCGAGTTCGAGGAGGGCCCTTCGGAGCTCTCTAGCGCCCTCGACCTCGACCGCTGCCCGCTTGCCCACGCTGCTGCTCCTTCGCCCTCTCGTTGTGCGCCGCCCGCAGGGCCCGCACCATCGACGGCGGGGCCTCGAGCAGAGCGGTTATCGGTTGTCCGGTGACCAGGGCGAGCTGCGCGAGGTGGTAGGTCACTCCGTGCCGGCTAAAGGGGCGGCGTGTTCGGTGACGTCGAGATCCTCGAGCTTGTCTACGAACTCGTCGAACAGCGGCACGGTCCTCCCGGCCCGCCTCGAACCATCCCAGGCGATCCACGCGAGGTGCTTGAGATGGACGGTGCCCTCCGCGAACGCCGCCGAGACGGCCGTGGAGAACTTGTCCTCGAATCGGACGTATGTTGCGAGCTTTGGGGTGACGTCCCAACGCTCGCCGTCCTCGAGCTGGACGGTGAGGGTTAGGTCGATCATCAGCTCGTAGCGGTCGTCACGGCCCCAGCGAACGGCCAGGTCACGCTGATGGTGGCGAGGTCACCGACCGCGTGGTCGACGAACGGCACCTCGGTGACCAGCACCGACACCGACTTCGACGGGTTGGTGGCCCCAACCGCTGAGCTCGTCGGCTTCACCAGGACCGTGGTCGTGGTGCCGATCAGCGGGTTCAAGGTCGCGTAGACCTCGGACGACGCGAAATCAGCCTGGAACTCGATGCTGCACGAACCGTCGCGCAGACCGGCAATGCGGGTGACGTTCGAGTCGCCCATGGCGGTGCTTTCCAGTTCGGCCGAGGTCTCCGTGAAGGAGATGTTCGAAATGTGGTCGCTCAGGTCCACCGAGTTCACGGTGACTGATGCGTCGTTGCCCATGTATTTCGCCACGGGTTACTCCTCTGTCTTCTTGTTGGTCGAGTTGGCCTCGAGGTGGCCGCCCTCGACGAGTGCGTCGACGTTGGCGTCCTCCAGGTCGTTATCCGTGACGAAATCGCCCGGGGTCTTGCCGGCAACCGTGTGGTTGCCGGTGATCTTGAATCGTGCCATCAGGCGATTACCTCCACTTCAAAAGTAGCACCGAGATACTCCGAATCTGCGACGACCCTGCCGCCGTAATCGAAGCAGCGTACGACCTGGCTATCGAACGCATTTCCGGCGAGTGTCTTATCGCCTCGGATCGCGTATTCGACCGAAGCATTGCCAGAGATGTACGCATCGAGGGCGTCCTGCGCGCTGTGCGGTTCCCACCTGGGCACCAGAACCTCGATGTGGAACGTGAACGTCTGGAGCTGGCCGGCGTCGTTGCCTGATTGGTGGTACGCCGCGACCGTCGAACCGGGAATGACGACGGCGGCCGGCACGATGACCCGGTCAGGGAACGTGTCGAACACGACCGCGAGGTCGGTGAGGGTCTCCAGGCGGGTTTTGAGTCCGTCACGAATCGCCCCGTAGTCGGCCATCAGGCCACGCCGACGAGGCGGTAGCCGGCCAGCAGCGACCGGATGTCAGGGTCGACCCTCGAGATGCGGACCGCGTCGGCCGACACGCCGGCCTGGAACCCGAGCGGCGAGCTGCGCCGCTGATACAGCCGCGCGCCGAGCACCGTCGCGGCCTGCTGGATCGGGGCCGGCACCGTCATGCCGTACCCCCAGAACGCGGTGACCTCGACGGTCGGCCGGTTCGAGGTGTACGCCGGGAACGCTGCGCCGTCGACTCGTCGGATTCGACGGTACGGGGCGGCGTTACCGTCGACCAGGTACTCCGACGTGACCGTCAGGGTCGTGTCGTAGTCGCCGTCGTTCTCGGTGTCGACCTTGACGACCAGGCCGGTTGTCTGAGCGATGTCGGGCACCTCGACGGTGACGTTGTCGGCCGGCCGGAA